ATCCTTGAACCTATCCAGCCGATCCTGACGTTCCTCGCCAGCCTCTTCAGTGAGGTGCTCGGCGGAGCGATCCAGAGCATCCAGCCCATCATCGACGCGCTGATGCAGGTGTTCGGCGGGCTGATCGACTTCATCTCCGGCGTGTTCTCAGGCAACTGGGAGCAGGCATGGAACGGCGTCGTCAATATGTTCAAGGGCATATTCAACCTGATCCCGTCTCTGGTCGAGTCCGTTATCAACGGCGCCATCGACCTGATCAACGGCATCCTGAAGGGCATCAACTCCGTGTCTCAGTACGTGGGCCTCGAGATCGGCCTCATTCCTCACGTGTCTCTGCCTCGCTTCGCAGCTGGCGGCTTCACGGAAGGCATCAGTATTGCCGGCGAAGCTGGCACCGAGGCGATCATCTCGTTCGACCCTGCATACCGAGAGCAGAACATCGGGTACTGGCTGCAAGCCGGTGAGATGCTCGGACTCGGCACGACCGAGGAAACTGCAACAAGCGCCGCCGGCAAGCTGTTGACGCTGGACGACTTCTCGCTCAGTGAAATGGCAGGCGGTCAGACTATTATCTACTACGACTTCAGCGGCTTCACGTGGTCGCCGACCTTCGGCGGCGTCAGTGAGGAGGACGAGGATCTCATGGCCGAACTCAAAGACCACGAGGCCGAGTTCTTCGACTGGCTCGAGGAGTGGCTGCGCATCAGAGAGGAGGGACGGTATTGTCGCGCGTAATCTCATATCTGGAATACCGGACGCAAGCCGGTGACACCTTCGACTCGCTGGCATTGACCATGTACAACGAGGAGAAGATGGCCAAGCACATCATCGACTTCAACCCGGACTACGCGGACGTGATCGTGTTCGACGCGAACGTGCCGCTCCGCCTTCCTATCGTGGAGGACGTCGAAACGCCGGCGACGCTTCCGCCGTGGAGGTCTACCTCTTGAAGCTAATCATCAACGGCGTCGACATCTTCGACAAGGTCTCCGTCCGGTACTGCGTGCACGAAATGTTCGCAGCTGACCGGGCGGACATCTTGACTGTCCGCTTCAACGACCCCGCAAGCGTGTGGAATAAGTGGAACCCGGCACCGGGCAGCGTCATCTCCTTCGAGAACGGCGCAGCAAAGACCGGCAAGCTGTTCATCCACTCCACACGCCCGGAGAACGGAGCGTACACAGTCAGAGCCATGTCGATCCCGACATCAGGCAGAAACAAGACCAGCAAATCGTGGGCCGGCGTCCACTTTTTGCAAATAGCGAACGAGATCGCCGGGAAGCACGGCCTCGAGTTCCAGAACTACGGCTGCACCGACCAGCTCTACAAGTACATCGCGCAGGAGAACGAGACAGACTTCGCGTTCTTCTGGCGCCTCTGCATGCTCGAAGGGTACCAGATGATCGTCTTTGACGGCAAGCTGATCGCCTACAATGAGCAGTACATCGAAGGGCAGACACCGGCGGCCACTCTGGAGATCGGGGACGACGGCGTTTTTGCGTATGAGGACAGAAGCGACGAGGCATACGGCTCGGCCACTGTGGCGAGCGGCAACTTCTCCGGCACCTTCAAGGCACCGGGAAGCAAGAGCTCGAAGATCCTGAAGCCGGAGACGGCCATCAAGGTCACAAGCAACGCCGAGGCGACGCGCTTCGCTCGCGGGCTCCTGCGAGCTGCGAACAAAGGCCTCACGAGCGGCACTTTCCGCCGCGAACTGATGCCCGGCTACGCGGCCGCCAGCCTGATCAGACTCAAGACGTCGAAGGCTGAAGCGTGGAACGGCAAGATCTTCGTCACCGCGGTCAGACATGACCACGTTCGCAACAAATCAACCATATTTTTCAGGAAACCACTGGAGGGATATTGATGGCAGGATATATCGAAAAAGGCAAGATCACGAGCATCGACGGGAACACCGCGCGCGTCGTACCCTGCAACGAGTCCGGCCTCGTCTCCGCTCAGGTGGTCATCCCGTGGCACATGCGCGGAAGCGCCGGCAACATATCGAAGGGCACGGAAGTGATCTACGCCGTGTTCGCCGATCAGACCGGCGTGCTGCTCATGCGCGCAGACGGAAACTGGGGCAGCTCGCTCCCGTCTCTCTCTGTCAGCGGGAACGTCAGCGCGGGAACTGTGTCAGCTGCAAGCGTCACCGCCTCCGGAGCGATCCAAGGCGGCAGCGTGAAGGCTGGCGGCAAGGATCTCGCGTCTCACACGCACTCCGTCTCAGAGGGAGCGACGGAAACCGGCGCCCCGAAATAATAGGAGGTGATCAGCGTGGCCATCATGGCAAAATGGCGCGACATGACATTCGAGGTGTCCACCAACAAGGTCAACGCCGTCGAGGGCCTGAGCTTCTCATACGCTCAGATCGCCGACAACAACAGCGACGCGGAGGGCACCCCGCAAACCAACGAGAGGGGCACCGAGCTGTTCCCTCTGTCTTTTTCGACTACGCTGCACTCAGCAGCGGGCATTGACGTCCGCAAGGAGATCGCCAAGTGGGAGAGCCTCGTCACAAAGACCGGCATCTTCTACCTGCAAGGCAAGGCCCTCGGCCCGACTGTGCAGCTCAGGAAGGTCTCAGTCAGCAGCGTGACGCTCGACGACTTCGGCAGGATGCGACTCGCGAAGCTGAAGTTCGACTTCAAGGAGTACGACCGCGCGACGACGTCCGTGATCGACACCTCGGCGCTCAACGTGGGCGCGCAGACGGCGTCAAAGTCGGAAAAGAAACCAACCAACACGCAGGCCGCGTCGGCCACCAAGCAGACCATCAAGGTCGGCGCCATGGTAAAACCGACCGGCAACAAATACTACACCGGCCAAACGATCCCGAACTGGGTGAAGCAGCGCAGCCACAAGGTCAGCCAGATCTCCGGCGAGAAAACGCTGCTCGGCTACCCGGACGGCATCTGCAGCTGGGTATATACCAACGAGCTGACGCTCGTATAAGGAGGTGCAACCATGAAATCAAGCGGAAACGGAACGCCCGAACAGTGTGCCGTCAACCTTCTCCTGATCACTCGCGGCGAGGTGCCGTATGATCGAGTCAAGGGCAGAGACGCGACTCTCGTGGACGCACCGACCACCATCTCAGCCGAGCAGGCTGAAGCTGATGCCGAGTGGCTCCTGAGCACCTACGAGCCCCGCATGAAGGTCGAGAAGATCGACCTCTCGGCAGCTCTGGCAAGTGCCGGAGAGTTCGGCATCAATGCCAACATATCGGCAAGGAAGGAGGAAACACAGTGAGTGAACTCGATTTTATAGGAACCAACAGCGCCGAGATCTATGACACGATCATCACGGAGCTCGAGAACGGAGTGGCGGAACCGCTATACCCCGGAGACGAGCGCAGGATCTTCGGCGAGGCTATGGTGCCTCTGTTTGTGGCGTTATACAGCAGCGTCAACGACGCCTGCCGCCAGAAGATGCTCCGCTATGCACGCGGCGAAGTTCTCGACGCTATCGGCGAGAATAGAGGCCTCGAGCGTATTGAAGCGCAGAAGGCGACCACAACGCTCCGCTTCAGTCTGAACGAAGCGATCAACACAAACATCACCATCCCGGCCGGCACCCGCGTGACCAGCGACTTCGAGCGCTATTTTGCGACCGACGTCACGACCGTGCTCGCGGCCGGCGCCACCTACGTCGACGTGAAGGCAACCGCGGCAGAGGGCGGCGTTGATTATAACAGCATCCCGGTCGACGCGATCAACATCATGGTCGACCTGCTGGCGTACATCGACGCAGTCGCAAACGTAACGGCCACGGCCGGAGGCAACGACATCGAAGGCGACGACGCCTTCAGGGAACGTATCAGAGCAGCGACCAACAAGATCACGACAGCGGGCCCCGCTGCTTCGTATCGCTACTGGGCTATGCAGGCGGACGCAGCTGTCGCGGACGCGATCATCGAGTCTCCGACTCCCTGCGAGGTAGTGATCACGCCGATCCTATACGGCGGAGCGATCCCGACGCAGGAGATCCTCAACAAAGTGCTCGCCGCGTGCAGTGCGCCAAATGTGAGGCCGCTGACCGACCACGTGAGCGTGGCGGCTCCGGCTACTGTCGATTACGACATCGAGCTGGTCTACTACACAACGGCAGCAAACGAGGCGAAGTGCGTCGCAGCCATCGAAGGCAGCAACGGCGCCATCGCTCAATACGTCTACTGGCAGGGCTCCGCTCTGAACAGAGACATCAACCCGGACTACTTGAGGAAGCTGATCCTCGCGCCCGAGGGAGAGGGCGATCTCGTAGGAGCCGACAGAGTCGTGATAACGAAGCCCGAATACACCGAGCTCGACAGCACGACTGTCGCGAAGTTCTCCGGCAAACTGAAAGTCTCGCACGTAATCAAGGAGGGATAACGCCATGGGTATGAAGCTATCAAACGCGGACATCCTTCAGCTCCTCCCGGTGTTCATGAGAGACGACGAAGCGGTCAGGGCGTTCGCCAAAGCGGTGAACGCTCTGATCACTGCTCCCGGCGACGAGGTCAAGCGCCTCAGAGAGTGGGATCAGATCGACAAAATGACCAGCGCAGAGCTGGACGAGATGGCATGGGAGATGTCGCTGGAGTGGTACGACCCCAGCGTCGACATCGAAAACAAGCGGGCGACCATCAAGGCCGCCACACTTCTGAAGGAGAAAGCGGGAACGAAGTGGGCCGTCACCGAGGCAGTCAAGGCCGTCTACGGCGTCGAGCCCGTGATCTCCGAGTGGTTCGACTATGAAGGCGAGCCCGGACACTTCCGGGCCAAGATCGAAGCGAACCGCGGCTTCGACTTCAGCAAGATCCTGAAGGCCATCAACTACGTCAAGAGGGCAAGCGCCCACCTCGACGAGATCGAGATGACAACCGACGAGACGCTGGAGCTGTTCATCGGCTTCTCCACTGTGGTCGTCAAGGAGTACGAGACAGCCATGACAAAGGACGACTTCATCGCCTTCGAGTGGCTGGCTGATGAAGTCGGCGACTCCCTCACCGACGAGATCGGCAATATTCTCACAGAATGACGAAAGGAGAAAGCACAATGTTTTTCCCGAAATTATCACTAACCGATGCCGGGCGCGCCCTGATCATCAAGGCGCTGTCCGGTGAGACTCTGACCTTCACCAAGCTGGCCATCGGTACCGGCGAGGATCCCGGAGAGGTCGGAGATCTGACCGATCTCGTGAGCGGCGTCGTCGACATGCAGATCACGAGCATCGAAAAAGGTGACGGCGTCGTCAAGCTCGAGGGCAGCTTCGACAACAGTGCCCTGAACGCCGGCATCTACGCGAGGGAGCTGGGCGTCTTTGCAGAGGATCCTGACATCGGCGAGATCCTCTACGCATACGCAAACGCCGGAGAGTTCCCCGCATACATCCCGACCGACAGCTCCAACTCCTTCGAGCGCATCACTCTGAGAGTGCTCGTAGCTGTGGGAGACGCTGAGAACATCGAGGCGGTGAGCGGTGAGTTCGCCGGCTATGCCACCAAGGAAGAGCTCGGCGCTCACACTCTGGC